TCACAACTACGTGCACGGCTCTGAGATCGAGCAAGGAGTTATATTGATGTGTACTCCTGATAATTTTTTTCAACGATTCATAATCAATGGCTCCGAGTTTCGAGCACTTAGTCACGAGTGGCTGGCTAGAGTTGATGCTTATTACAAGGTTCGAGCAGCTAGAGGCGAGAGTCGAGAAACGGGGAAAAATGAGTAAAATTAATTTGTGGAACTTTTGTGGAAACCACGAAAATTTTGTGGAAAAAGGGTTTTACTTTAGAATGATTCTAAATTTTAGGCCAAAATCTGCGTCAGAATGTGCCATTTTCCACATTTTCCACATTTTTTTTCGACGAAATGTGGAAGATTTTGTGGAACTTTTATCCAATGATTTCAAGTACTTAAGGGTTGTTTTTATGATTTCCACATTTTCCACAGCGTTTCAGAAATATTTTCAGAATTTTTATATTTATATATATTTATATCTTATAGAGTGGAAAGGAATCAGCTATGAATAAAAAATCAAAATACAGACATGTAATGCTTAAAAAGAAGAAATATTACTTCTACAAAATAACATGGGTTGATATTTTAGGTGATAGCGGGCATGCTACGGCCCATGAGTTTAGTGGTATGATGCCTTCAGTAATGGTAACTAATGCTTACCTATATGAAAGAGATAACAAGTGTATAAGAACGTTTGCCAGTTATGATGAGGCCGATGGTTTATTCTCTGACCGAAATGTATTTCCTAAAGGTTGTATTGTTAAGATGGAAAAAATATTATTGTAATGAAGGTTCTGGCTCTTCTGGAATGGGTTCTTCAAGTGTCTCTTGCTCTATTTCTTCTATGGTTTCTATTTCATCTTCCGGCTCTGATGATAGCTCTATTTGCGGTTGTTCTTCTGTAGAGTGACCTTCAATTATTTTTGAATGGTCTTCCACCATTTTTTCTAATTTAGACATTAACTGATCTCTATCAAGATCATCAATCTTACCAGTCTTAATCATTTTTCTGTCAATGTAATATCCGGCAACCTTCCCTCTAGCTACTTCCATATTACCCGCTGCAGAATATGCTCCCTTCTTCAACGCTTGGTCACGTATTTTTGCAAGCTGCTCAAGGTGCCTGTCCATAGTAACTTCGTACTTCTTTCTGGCTTCTTCACGCAGCTCACCAATGTACTTAACTACAAGAGGGTACAATTGAGGGTTAGTTAATTTTGAAGAGGCGACTCTTGCTGCAAGGTCAGACCCTGGGCCGTAGCCAGCTTCTTTTGCACACTCCCAAGCATCTCTGCTTCCGTCGTTGTACACAATAAGCTCAGCGAATTTTTTCTGTTTCTCTGTCAATCTTTTAGGTAATCCCATGTTTGACTTTTACCCTAACATTTTATAAAAGGCAATACATGAGAGATACAAAGAAATTGACTGAATATGCAGAAAAGACCAAGAGAAAGTTAAAAGAAAACTTTTTGTTTAAACACCTGGTTAAGGCTGTTGAATCAGGAGCAAATGGAACACTGAAGTACATAATTAAATCAGGTCCAGGCAAGGGAAAGGAACCAAAAAAATAATGTATGTAAGACACCTACAAGAATATCTTGACAAATTTACAGATGGTACTAAAGGCAACGCCGTAAGCAATGCTACGATCTATATGGATAATGGCAGTGGAAATATTTTCCCGATTGGTACAATTGAAGTTCAGGAATCAACTATAATAGGCAAGCCTTCTGTTAGAGTTGTAATCAAACCAGACCTCAAAGATCAGATACCAAAACTGAAAAAATTCATACTTACATAGGCACCTGTTAGGGTGAATATTAATGAAACCTGAAACGAAATTTTGGCATGAAATTAAGAAAAATACTAAGCAAATTAGTTGGACTAGACTTGAAAACCTTAGTGCTTTTGGTACTCCCGATCTATTGGGCTATAATACTAATAGGCACTTTTTTACATTGGAGCTGAAGGTAACAAGAGGTAACAAGATTAAGTTCTCGCCCCATCAAATTGCCTTCCATATTAAGCACCCACAGAATACTTTCATCCTAGTTTCTCGCCTCTTGTCTCGAGGCTCAAAACTTTTTGAGAAAGAAGAAGTTTACTTGTACAGAGGAAAGAGAATACAGGAGCTTGTCGCTTGTGGCTTGAAGCTTGACGCTTGCCGCTCAGGCCTTGATGCTTGCATCAATCATCTTGAGCAGCTTGGCGCTTGATGCTTGTGGCTTGCTGGTCTTGACGCTTGTTGCTTGAGGCTTGCTGCTTGGAGCTTTGGCCCGGATCCGGCGCACGCTCGCGCTCACCGTCGTGAGCTCTTAAGCTAATGGCCTGATCCGATTTATCCCTGGGGATTCTGTAAAATTTTGGATGTTTGAAAACAAATGTCATTTAAATTTTTAGTGTTTACCATAACTAACATTTTTTATATCTTTATTCCAGCATGCTCGACAGTCTAAACACTGGCCGCCCTGATTAGGAGCTGGGCAGCTGGGGCTTCCATCGGTAACAACCGTTGATGAATGCGTCCAGGCGTTGCCAGCGGTCCCGTCTACACGTGCAGCTGATAATCTAATTATTAAATTTGTAGGAACCTCTTCAGGGTCTGGCAGGTACTGGCGCTCTTGCGTTGGCAGCCAGTGCTTCGTGTCAGGTGTGAGCTTGCACACTTCGATAATTTTTTGCATATGCTCGACTGATTGAAGGTCGCCGGCGTCATGCCATCTAAACCATTTTTGGCGTTTAATTTGTGCGGCCATCGCTTCAACCCATTGCGGGTGATTGATAGCGTCGAGCCTTCGATACTGTGCTTCTTTAATTGCTGGGTACCTGGTATAATTATTTTTTAATGCATAGCAACCATAACATGGTGAGGTCTTAACCTTCCTAAGCTTAGATCCAGTTTGACACGCCCACGCTGGCAGGCTGTAGCTCAGGCCTGGCATTTTTGAAGTTCTTGTTAGTGAGTCTGTAATTTTTCTTGCTTCTGTAACTTTCATAATTTAATCCTTTACTATCCTATACACTATAAACCTTATTCTGTCAAGCTGCTTGAGGCTTGTTGCTTGAAGCTTGAGCCTTGACCCAAAACAAAAAAAGCAAAACCCAAAATGGGTTTAACCCTAGGTTGCATTGGTGTTGGACAATGCAACTTCAGGTTGTATAGCGCCCAATGGTTATCTCCCAGGGCGCTAATCTAGATTAAGATTTCTCTTTTTCTAAATATTTTTTAGTTCTTTCTTGATCTTCTTTCACCATACGAATGACCTCTTCAAGGGCATTCGCAATTCTTTTTAATTCTTCACTTTGTTCACTCATATATTTTATTTATCCTTTCTTACATCTTTGAAAACAACGCTTTCTAATATTTCAACTCTTTTTTCTAATAGGTCAACATACTCTTTTTGCATTTTTACTAATTCAAATAAACTAGTACCACTTTCAGTTAACCCTTTAATCATTTCTAGATTTGTGTTTTCCATTTTACCTCGTTTTGTTAGATTAAACATATTAGGATTATATAGGATAAATAAGGCAACAATGTGGCAGGAACCAAAATAAATATTTTTTTTTTTCTTGACTTATCCTAAATTATCCTATATACTTGGACGGTGGCTGGGGATGGTGGTTAGTATATATATTAAAAAAACCCTGCACGCATAGGTTGAAAGTTTTTTTATTTAGGGGGTTGACTTATATTATAATATAGGATACAATGGGATATGTCTAACGAACAAAAGGAAATAAAAATGACTCAAGCAGAAAAAATAGCAAGCTTAATAGAGATAACTGAACTGTTAACTAAAAGATGTATTAAAATTGAAAAAAATGCAATTGAGGGAATTAGTGCATTAAATAAAAGAATTGCAGAATTAGAAAATAAAGATTGACAAATTATATAATATAGGATATATTAGGATATATGTTTAACAAAACAAGAAAGGCACAAATGCAAAAAATCAGAATGAATACAGAGTTAAGAAACAAACTCTTTAATAAAATAAAAAATGTCTTTGAGAATGAGGACACACAAGAGAAAGAGGCATTTCTACAAGCTAGAGAAAATGTTGACCAACATTATGGCTTTGCGAGTGAACTTGCAAAACAAGTTGTAGAGAGAGCATACCCAACAGAAGATGTTGCAATACTTAGAACTTTCAAAAAGAAATATGGAAATCCTTGTGATGTTGTAGCAAAAGATAAATGTTTTTATTTTGCACACAATGAAGATAAAGACGAGGACGGCGATATCAAAGAAACTAAATCACATTTTGATTTTGGTTTGTTTGGAAATCTAAATGGTAGTGAGTATAGTGATGATGACGGCAAGAAATTTGCAGTTGCATATTTTAGAGAAGATTTAAAAGCTATGGATTGCAACCCAGATATCTTTGCACAACAATCAGAGAACAAAGATAATCCACACAAAACAAAACATGTTGATGAGTGTATGAAAGCACTTGGCAAAGTTGGTAATAGTTATTCTAGTCGTGATGACAGTACAGGAATGACTAAAACATTTGATGAGCCATACTATCTTGATGTCATTGGAACTTCTTATTGTCGTTCAAGAGCAATCGCATGTACTAAAGATGAGTACACAATGTTTGAACAATGGCGAGTTGCAAAAGGTAATCTAGTTGTTAATCATCAAAAGTGGATTGATACAATTATGAAACAATGCGACCAATTAAAAATTGGATTGAAAGCATACAGATATCTTTCAGAGGGTATTGAACTTGCAACTGAACTAGGTATTCAAGTTGATGAGGCAGAGTTAATTAGAACTAACTCAACAGGTTTGACTATCTATAATCCGAGCAACCTTGCAAGTATGATTAAAGGTATGAAGAATAAAAACCAATCAAGAGAGGCGAAGATATTGGCTAGAAAAAAATATGAAGAAAGTATAAATTAAGGGTTGACAAGTATGGGGTAATGTGATATTATCCCATACATAACAGAAAGGTAGAAATGCAAGAAAACACTAAATTTAAAATCACATACTATTCTAACAAGGATAAGAAACACATCACAAGAAATGGAACATGGACAGACAAGTCAAAATATTGGACAAGCAAAGTAGGTGCAAAGTTGATGACATATTTTGATGATGACGCACAAGGTTATAGAACTGCAAAAGGCAGTTGGAAAGTGAGGTTATAAAATGCCAAATAAACATTTTTGCCAAGGACCACATTGCCATACACATGTTACACAAGATAGGTTTTTAAAATCTCGTGGAGTAATTCGTGGAAGATATGCATACTGCAACATGGACAATCAAAATTGGTATTCAAACTCAGATAAATACTTTTGTAGTCAATCATGTAAAATGGATTGGCTTTCAGCTAACATGGAAAACATTGAACATGGTCGACCGATTGAGTTTATCAGACACAGACGCGAGAGCCAAGGTTATGCCAAGGTTAAGAATGAAGATCGTTGGGGTGGAGAATATCGAATTGAACAAATAGGGGTTGACAATTAATATAATATAGGATATACTAGGACACATAACAGAAAGAGGTATAATGCAAATAAAAT